AAAATTAATTAAAAAATGGCTACTACTACATCAATTACAACTACTTATGCTGGAGAATTTGCAGGTAAGTATATTTCTGCTGCTTTGTTATCAGGTGTTACACTAGATAGAGGTGGTATTGAAATCAAACCAAACGTAAAGTTCAAAGAAGTAATCAAAAAACTTGCTACTGATTCTAACGTAATCAAAGATGCAACTTGTGATTTTACTGACACTGCAACTATTACATTAACTGAGAGAGTTCTTCAACCAGAAGAATTCCAAGTAAACCTAGAGCTTTGTAAGAAAGATTTCAGATCTGACTGGGAAGCTGTATCTATGGGTTACTCTGCTTTTGACAACTTACCTCCTAAATTCAGTGACTTCTTAATTGGTCATGTTGCAGGATTAGTTGCTGAAAAAACAGAAAACAACATCTGGAAAGGCGTTAATGCTAACGCTGGTGAATTTGACGGATTTACAACTTTAATGGCTGCTGATGCTGACGTTATTGACGTTGCTGCTGCTACTGTAACATCTGCTAACGTTATTGCTCAATTAGGAGCTATTGTTGATGCTATTCCTTCTCAACTTTACGGTAAAGAAGATTTATACATCTATGTATCACAAAACATTGCTAGAGCTTACATTAGAGCACTAGGAGGATTTGGAATACTACAAAATGCTGCTGGAACAGAAAATGTATCTGACATAGGAGCTAACGGAGTTGGAGGACAAGGAACTATGTGGTGGCAAAATGGAGCATTATCTTTTGATGGTGTAAAATTATTTGTTGCTAACGGTTTAGCTGACAACAGAGCTGTTGCTGCTCAAAAATCAAACCTATACTTTGGAACTGGATTATTATCAGATCACAACGAAGTAAAAGTTATTGATATGGCTGACTTAGATGGTTCTCAAAACGTAAGAGTTGTTATGAGATTTACTTCTGGAGTACAGTACGGAATAGGATCAGAAATTGTTCTTTATTCTTAATAAATTAAATTAACCAAAAATTAGGGTAGGTAGGTAAGTACCTGCTTACCCTTTTTTTAATAAAAAATAATAAACTATGGCTTGCGATTTATCATTAGGTAGAAAAGAACCTTGTAAAGATGTTGTTGGTGGTATTAAAAATGTTTATTTTGCTGATTTTGGAGATTTTGGTACTGTTGCGTATGAAACGGATACTGATATAGTAAATTCTTTAGGTAGTACTATAACAGTGCTAAAGTACGAAATTAAAGGCAACTCATCATTTGAGCAAAACATTACTTCATCAAGAGAAAACGGAACAACATTCTTTGAACAAACATTAAATTTAACACTACATAAATTAACTAAAGAAGACAATAAAGAGCTTAAGCTTATGGCTTATGGTCGTCCTCATGTAATTGTTGAAGATTATAACAAAAACTTATTTGTTATGGGATTAGAAAATGGTGCTGATGTTTCTGGTGGAACAATAGTAACTGGAGCTGCTATGGGGGATTTAAGTGGTTACACACTTACATTAACTGGTATGGAAAAAGTACCAGCTAACTTCTTACATAAAACTTCTGCTACTGAAACTATAGACACTACATTAACTGGTGTTGGTATTTCTACTATTACACCTGGTAATAATTCATAAGAATTAAATTTAATTAGGTTAACAAAAGGGATGCTTCGGTGTCCCTTTTTTTATGAAAACAAATTTAAGTATTGTTGTTATTTATAATATGGTAATATTAACAACATCAACAAATGCTCAGAGTTTTAAAGTAATTCCTAGAAGTACACCAAGCTCAGTAACGTTTGAACTAACAGATAAATCTAAAAGAACAACAAGCGCAGTTTCAGTTACTGTGGTTAATTCCAATGGTTATATGACTGTTACAGGTAGTTTTGCTTTGATTGAAGGAAGATTTTATTCATTTGCTATAAAGAATGGCTCTGTAATTATATATAGAGGTTCTATTTTTTGCACAGATCAAACTAATTTTAATACCTTTGATGTACACTCTGGAGAATACACTACAGAAAACACATACGATAACGATTTTGTAATAATATGAAAAAAGTAAATAAAATGGCAAGAAGAAGATACAACAACCCATTGCCAAAAGCAGAAAAAGGAAAGATACATATAGTCAATATGTCATCTTATACACGACCAGAAATTGTAGAACAATACAATAGAGATTGGGTAGAGTATGGAGAAGACAACAATTACTTTGATTATTTAATTGACAGATACAATGGTAGTGCTACAAATAACGCTGCTATTAATGGTATTGCTGAAATGATATATGGAAAAGGGTTAGAAGCTGTAGAAGAAGATGCTAAAGGAAAAGATTATAAAGAAATGAAAGAGCTCTTTACTAAATCTTGTATGAAAAAAGTATGTTATGACTACAAGATGATGGGACAAGCTGCAATTCAAATAATCTATTCTAAGGATAGGAAAAAGATTGTGCAAGTAGAACATATGCCTGTAGAGACGTTAAGGGCAGAGAAGGCAAATAACAAGGGTGAAATCAAGGGTTATTACTACGCTAAAGATTGGTCAGAAGTAACTTATAAGACACAACCAAAAAGAATACCTGCATTTGGCACAAGTAGCTCAGGATTAGAAATATTATATATTAAACCTTATAGAGCTGGTTTTTACTATTACTCTCCTGTAGATTATCAAGGAGGATTACAATATGCAGAACTAGAAGAAGAGATAGCGAACTATCATATAAATAATATACAAAATGGCTTGGCTCCAAGTATGCTTATAAACTTTAATAACGGTGTTCCTACAGAAGAGCAACGATCTTTGATTGAGCAAAACATACAAGAAAAATTTAGTGGCTCTTCTAATGCTGGTAGATTTATATTAGCGTTTAACGATAGCAAAGAGCTTTCTGCAAGTATTGAGCCAGTTATACTAAGTGACGCACACGAACAATATAAATTTCTTAGTGATGAATCAATGAGAAAAGTTATGGTGTCTCACAGAATTGTATCTCCTATGCTTGTAGGTATAAAAGACAATACTGGATTAGGAAATAATGCCGAAGAACTACAAACAGCTTCTTTGCTTATGGACAATACAGTTATACGACCTATGCAAGTTACTATATTAGATGAATTAGAAAAAGTATTAATGTACAACGGAATTGAATTAGACATATACTTTAAAACACTACAACCTTTAGAATTTACTGACTTAACAAATGCTATAAATGATGCTGAGATAGAAAAAGAAACTGGTATAAAAAAAGGAGATAGTGAAATTATAGAAGAAGAACAAATTAATACAGAAGAATAATGGCAAAAGCACTCTTTATAAAACGATCAGATTTAGTAAAAAACACTGCGTTAAATTCAAATGTAGATACAGATAAGTTTATACAATTTATTGATCTAGCACAAGAAATACACATACAAAATTACTTAGGTACAGATTTGTATGAAAAAATAAGTGCTGATATTTTAGCTGGCACATTATCTGGAGATTACTTATCTTTAGTTAACGATTATATACAACCTATGTTAATACACTTTGCTATGGTAGAATATTTGCCTTTTGCAGCTTATTCTATATCTAATGGAGGTGTGTATAAACATAATTCAGAAAATAGTCAAATAGCGACAAAAGAAGAAATAGATTTTTTAATACAAAAGGAGAGAGATTTTGCTGAATACTATGCTCAAAGATTTATAGATTATATGAGCTTTAATGCACCTTCTAAATTTGATGAGTATTATAGTAATTCAAACCAAGATATATATCCAGATAAAGATACAGGGTTTCACGGATGGGTGATATAAAGAAGAACTACAAACCTAAACAGGTTAACGTAACAAAATTATTAACGTATTTAAAAAAGAAAGATAATGACACACATAATAAATTGGGAAAAGATGTTTAATTCACAACCAACTTGTTTTGAATAATGGCATCTCTTTCTAATAATAAAATAAAAGATACTTATCAATCTCTTGTTAAGTTCAATGATAATGGTAACATAACTACATCAGCAAAAAGATTAACAGACGGATTTGGTAATAACTCTCCGTTTTTTGTATCTACAACACAAATAGGAATTGGTGTAACTCCAACACTAGGTTATGATCTTCATGTAAATTCAAATGCTAAAATAGGTGGCAACTTACTTGTTAGTGGCAATCTTACAGTTAGTGGTACTCTTACATATTTAGATGTAGAGGATTTAGCTACTGAGGACCCCTTAATTAAATTAGCAAGAAATAATGTTGGGAATAGTTTAGACATAGGATTTTTTGGTAAGTATGTAGAATCTACGGTTACAAAATACAAAGGATTATTTAATGATGCTGATGATAATAAATGGAAACTATTTATAGGTACAAGTGATGAACCCACTACAATAGTTAACACAAGTGGCACAGGATATACAGTTGGAACTCTTGTAGCTAATTTAGAGGGTAATGTAACTGGTGGCACTATAAGTGGAACTACTGGTACTTTTTCTGGTTCGATTCAATTAGAAGGACCGGATGGAGGTTTGGTTTTTAGAAATTGGACAGCTAACTCAGGTTATGCAAGTATAGCGACAAATAGCATGACTGGCCAAGAGTATGCTTTACTTACAGATGGCACTAACACTTTTTTAAGTGGAGGTGGAGCTGGTTATGTTAGAATATGTGGTGGAACAAATAATACTGCTCATGCTTTAGAAATAGGAACTACTTATGCTAAATTTGTTGGTAATTTACAAGTAGTTGGTGCTATAAAAGATTCAAGTGGTGATGCTGGTACAAGTGGGCAATTATTAAGTTCTACTGGTACTGGAACTAACTGGATTGATTTTGAACCTGATGTTGCAAAAAGAATTGATGTGACTGTTAAAAATGTGAGTGGTGCGTCTCTTGCAAAAGGAGTTGTAGTTCATGCAGCTCCAACAGCAACCCCACCTAGTGGCAATGTTATTGAGGTTATTGCAGCAGATGCTAATGTTGCATCTAGTATGCCAGCTATTGGTGTATTAAATGAAACTATTGCTGATCAAGCTGAGGGTGAGGCAGTAATGTTTGGAGCAGTAAGCGGAATTGATACCTCTGGTTTTTCAATAGGTGATGAATTATACGTTTCTGAAACTGTTGGCTTGTTAACAGCTACTAAACCAACTGCTTTTGGTAGTCAAGTACAAAAAATAGCAGTAGTAATAAAATCTCATGCAAGTAATGGATTGATAAAAGTGTTTGGTGCTGGTAGGGCAAATGATGTGCCTAATAGAGTTGATCGAGATATGAATTTTACTGATGATTCTGAATTAACTTTTGGTGATAGCTCAGATTTAAAAATATATCATAGTACAAATAATATAGTTAGAATAAACTCAGGAGATTTAATATTTAATTCATTCGTTACAGATGGTGATATTAAGTTTCAATTAGATAATGGATCAGGATCATTAACTGAATATTTAAGATTAGATGGCGGAAGTGAAAACATAGTTGCTAGTAAAACTATTAGTGGAAACGTAACTGGTAACTTAACTGGTAATGTTACTGGCGACTTAACAGGTGATGTTACTGGAGATTTAACAGGAAATGTTACTGGAAATGTTACAGGTAATGTAACTGGCAATTTAACAGGTAATGCCTACTTAAACACAATAGCATATCAAGGTGGTGAAGGAACTGAACTAGATAATAGTGCTTACAATGCAGATGGTATTGGAACAACTTTTAGATGGATTGAAAATAATAGCTCTACAACAGGTACAACTTGGAAAAAAGTAGCAGATGTTGTTATTAATGATGTTGGTTTTAAGAGTGGGGTTCAAATGGAGGTTAGGGTATTACAACCAAATACATATTGGGGTGATAACGCTAGTTTAAATACTATATATTATAGCATAGCTTTTAGAGGTGATGAATCTGATACTGGACCATTTTATGATGATGCTTTAGTATATGGACCAGATGCTAATTTAATTAGAGTTTATAAAACATCTACTCATAATTATGAATTACAAGCTAGATCAAATGATAATAATGAAGATTTAGTAGTTGAGTGTAATATAACAAGCAAAAACGGAGCTAAAGTAACTCCTACAACTACATATACTGATGGAACTATAACTGGAGGAACCGCTTATACTGCTTCACCAAACAATTTAAATGTAACAAAATTTGCTGGTAATGTTGAATTTGAAGGTGCAGTATTTGATGATGCAGAAGTTGAAGATTTAAGAGTTAATGAATATTTATATTTTGGCTCTGGTGCTACATCTGGCTATGGACCACACATTCAACATTCCGATTCTGGTGGTACTGGAAAAGGAATGAGAATTACTGTTGATAGCGATTTACAAGTTTGGGGTGTTACTGGTAATGCTGGAGAACAAAATCAAGGATTATATGTTGCTGGTGGTGTTGCTAAATTATATGACATGAATGGTGTTGTATTAGAAACAGTTTTAGGCGGTGTTGATATTACTGGTGATTTAGATGTAAGCGGAACTATAACAGGAGACGTTACTGGAGATTTAACAGGAAATGTTACTGGCGACTTAACTGGTAGTGTAACAGGAGCTGCTAGTTTAAATGTGCTAAAAGCTGGTGATACAATGACTGGTGATTTAACACTTAATGATAATGTTGAATTAGTTTTAGGTAGCGGAACAGATTTTAGAGCTTATCACAATGAAACTAATACATTATTTAGAATTAACACTGGCGATTTAATATTTAATTCTTTTGTTGATGATGGTGATATTAAATTTCAATTAGATGATGGTTCTGATCCAGCTGGTTTAACAGAATATATGCGACTAGATGGTGGTGTACAAAGAATTGTTTATGGTAGGTCAATTCAAATGGTTGATAATGTATCAGTTTATTTTGGTAATGCAGTTGCAGATGATGGCTATATAAAATGGGATTCAACAGCTAATCAATTATTTATTAATGGTGCTACAAATTTATTAAGTACAGTTAATTTTGCTGGTTTAATAACTAGCACCTATTCTGGTACTGGCACTCATGTTTTACAAAATGCTACAAGTAATGATACTGTTTTAAGATTAGATTGTACTGGTGATAATTCTAGTTTATATTTACAAGGTGATCATATTTATGCAAGTGGTACATTGGTAATAGGTAATGCTAGTAGTGGTGTTAACTTGTATAGAGC